AGACCTTGTCTGAGCATTTCTGCCAGTGTCTTCCTAATCGTATCTCCTTCAAGAGCATCTGCATAGATGGTCCTTAAAGCATCTTTTGCACGTCTTGCTTCACCAATGTTAGTAAAGAAAGCATCGTGAATAGTCGCAGTTTCGACATTGTTTTTCAAACCCCACAAGTGGAATTGTCGAACAATTGCAGCGTCGTTACTGTGATTTCCGTTAACACCTAGTCCAATACGAGCGTCGTTAAGCGAGCTTTTACCAAGAAGTTTGCCATCTTCTGCGGCAGCTTCATAGATATTTGCTACTCTACGTCCTGTTACAGGGTCCGTAAACTCAATACGCTCTTGGAGCTTTGGTCTATATCTTTGTGTCATAATTTTTCCGTCAAACGTAACCCAGGGTATATCTACCTTTTGAGTATCGTTAACGAATACCTTTGCAACGTCTTTCCAGTAGTTGATAAAGTTATCAGTGACAGGAGCACGTTGTGCTAGGTTTCTAGACATAATTCTTGAGATTTCAGTGAAATCTTTAGGTCCAATAATGCCCTGTCTAGCGTCCATTAGCTTATTAACAAAGTCAGCAACATCTGGGTGGATGTCTTGCGCCTGTTTTAACAAGGTTCTACCAGCAGGTTCATTTTTGTTTATTATCTCAACAAGTTCATCCCTAAAAGACTTAAGTTCTGCCGAAACAGAGCTAGCTCCGAGTCTATCTGCAACCTTAATCTTACCATCAATAATACGAAGGTTCTCAGAAAGTGTTTCCTTAGTTACTGTAATAAAGCCCTGTGATTCAAGAACCTTAGCAAACTTACCAGAAACATTTGCAGTCTTAGTTGCATCACCAGCACCATAGAAGCTTACCATGTTCTGGGCTTTAGCAGCTTTTGCTAAGTCTTCCCAAGTTAACTTTGCATTTCTTAAGGCAGGAATCTTTAGAAACTCAGGGTCGTTAACAGTATCCATTGCAACAAGGTCATACAGTCTGTTCTTTTGTTTTGTTGCCAAAACGTTAGAAGCTTGAGAAACCGCTCTATCACCAGTAGACAGACCAATAATTTGAGCACCAGAAGAACTGGCGTCATTTTCAATCATTAGTTTTGTTCTGTAGCTAGTTAAGGTTTTGCCAGACTTAAGGTGTTTATCAATGCGAGAGTACTCTAAAGCCATTCTAGCCATCTTAGGCACTTCTGGGCCTTCAAGCCCTCTTATCAGAGGATGTTCAAGAAACTCACGAAGGCGTCTATCTCTTTGAGTAGTAGAAGAAATAAGGTCACCTAGCTCTACTAGTTTTTCACGATTTCTGTTAAAGATTTCTCGACGACCAGCTTGTGTGAGGGCTTCTGTACCAGGTCCGATTAAAGCGCCAAGCTGAACCTTTAGCTCATCTAACGCTCCGTCTGACATGTTAACTGCTCTTCCAGAGTTAAGGAAAGGTCGAACAAGCTCACCTCCTGTTGGAGTTAAGTAGCCTCTATGGTATACTCGACCACGGGAGTCAATAAACGCTTGAGTCTTGAAGTTCTTACCTCGTTGAGCATGATACTTGGCTGTGGACATAAGCCCATACCCTTGTTCACCTCGTGCAAGGATTTCATGACGAAGTTCATTTATGCTATCATAATACTTTGAGTTACCACGGGGGTCTCTAAATCTAACAATATCATCCATAAACCCAAAGAATTCGTTGTCTACACCATACTCAACATCCATGACATGATTAAGCATCTTTGCCATATCTCTATCAATCTGCTTTTCGTCGTAGTCAGCAAACTTGTCTCTAGAGATTATGGGAACACCAGTGTCATTACCACGAGCATCAACGTAGGTCTTCTTACCTGCTTTTACATAAAGCTGGTCTCTGCCTGAAGTAACTCCGAGCCGTCTAGAAATGGTCACCCTACGTTCAGCTTCTTGTAGCTTTATCAGTTCTTTGTTTACTACAATAACTTCCCTAGAAATAACGTCTGAGAAACCCCCAGAAGCCCGTCCTGTTTCAACGTCTATTACACCTCTTCGAGTTGTACCTCTTAGGTTAACTTTGATATAGCCTTGAGACTTAAAAAACTCAAGAATTGCAGAACCTTCTTTGTGGAAGTCTTTTACAGTGTGTTTTGTAAAAGGAATTATATCTACAAAGTCTTTCGAAAACTGTTTACCAATGTTAATAGCTAGCGCATCATAGTCAGTAGACTGACCAGAGGCGATTAGCTTAGAAATCTTAGTAAGACTGTTTATTGCTGCTTCATTGAAGATGGTGTCTGTAGGTTTCTTCTTCGCAATAAGAAATTCTAAGTCAAGTATTTGTCTAACGTTTTCCCTACCACTCGCCATGGTTTTTGTAAACCAGCTGTCGGAAGGTTCCTTGTTAGTTACTTTTTTATAGAGTTTGTATGCCTTATCTAGTTTTGGATTTGCCTTTAAAAACTGTTTCTTGAGCTTTTCTGCTGAAGGGTATTTGTCAGTAAACTTATTAAAGTACAAACGCATGGGTGCTCTGCCAGAAAGGAAAAGCTTCCTAGCTAACTTCTTACCTTCAGTCCTTCTCCAAGCATCAATGAATCTTTGGTCCTTTAGTTGATTCTTTTGCAAGTCATCAAAAGTATAGTACTTGTTCATAATGTTAACTTGAGGAGTGTCTTTAGCTAGATAGCTAACAAACATCTCAGAACGCTTACGGGAACGAGTATCTAATAACCTTGAAACGTTTTGAACAGAAAAACGATTTTCCGCTCTAACAACACTAGCAAAGTTATCCCAAGGTTTCTTATCTTTTGCATAGCGCTCAAGAACAACTCTTAGGTTTTCTACTATAACTGTTTGTTGGTTTACTGAGAGTTTACCTTCAAGTCCAGTAACAACAGACTCTACAAAATCTTTTTGTTCAAGGCTTATAAGTTTAGAACTTCTCATAAAGTCAAGACGTTCTTGCAAAAGACCAAAGTCAGGATCATAAAGATTGTTGTTCTTAATTTCACCAGTCAAAGGGTCTGCACTAAAGTTTCTTTCATCAAAAGTATTGTTTACTCTTCGTCTTGATGCGGTTTTACCAACTAGGCTTGTACCTTTGTAGTCTGTCAAAGAAATAGTCTTTGAGTAGTCATCTGCGTCTAAAATAAACAACTGACGTAAATCATCTTTGGCCTTTGGGCTACTTACAAGGCTACTTGGACGGCTTGCAGAAAGCCTTAAGTCCGTACCCCTAAGCTGTTCTTTTGGCTTGAAAACAGTAGTTGCCTGTGAGGCTCTGTTTCTAAGCGCTTGAATGCTTAAAGCATTACCTTTTGGTGTTATAAACTGATCCGCTTTTAGCTTACCCTGCCTGAACATATTAGCAGCGTCTTCAGAACCAAGTAGCTTTGACTGAATGACCATAGGTTGTTTCAATAGCCAAGTGCCAAAAGACTCAACACGAGGAGCTTGTCCTGTGAGGCTTTCAGGCTTCTTCTTAGCAAGATTAAGCTTGTTTATTTTTGGTGTCTTTTCATTAATAAGTTCTTCTTTACTTTTAAGTACTGGAACCATCGATGAACGACAATTCCAATGTAAAGGCGGTAAAAATCTAGTATCATCCAGATCATAAATTTTTCCATTATGGTGAGAACAGATTGGGCTAGTCCTAGAGTCAAGAATAGCAGTAAACATGTAACCCTTGATAATGTCTTTATTATCATTAACTACTTTTCTTAAAGCAGCAGTTTGGGTTGAAGTAATTGCAGTCCTTGTTAAGGTCTTAGCTTGATATTCTGTTATTTTTGTTGTTTTCAAAACATCTGCAATGATCTCGTTTTGAGAGGATCCTTTTGCAAGCCCAGCTTTCACTTTTGATTGAATGCGGACTAGCTCTCCAGCAGAGATATTTTGGACATTTTGACCAATTGTTTTAGAGCCTCTCATTGTGGGGCCAGTAACCTCCGCCAAAAGCTCTCGTGCCTTGGGCTTAGTCACTTTGTAGAAGTCTTTAACTTCCTTGTAGAGGTTATCTGTATAAAAGTCTAGCTGTGACGTAGAGAACTCTGTTATTGAGTTCTTTTTATGAGCTAAAAGCTCAGTGCCAAAGCGGCTGACTTCTTTAGACAAGTTTGCTCTAATATTACCCCTTAAGAGTGTTTTTAGGTTATTCCTATGTCTTTTTAGAATTCTTCGGTTCTGTAGCTGTACACCTTCTTCGTACAGACGGACGTCTGACATGTGGTCTACAATTCTATCAAAAATCTTTTCGTTAATATCCATCTAGTACTCCATTGAGTAGTTAGTAGAAGAGAGGGGAATTTCACCCCTCAATCTAATTATTCTTGTACGTTTACTGAGTTATCCGCAACAGTATCCACAAGAGGATCTGTTTGAATTTCTTCTCTTGCAGAGTCATCATCGTAGTCAGCCGGTAGGAAGTCGTTATACTTCGCAATGCTAAGGAAAGTACTTCTACTGATAATACCAGACTGGTACCACTCAGAGACGAGGCGCATAGCACCCTCCCCGCCTACCATTGGAGCAAAGTCGCTAGACATTTGGAAACCAATATCAGAACCAGAGTAGTCTGTGTTATACTTCCAGTTTAGCATAAAAGCAATAACCTCTCTTAGCGTACCAGAGATTTTGGCGTTAAGCGTACCAAGCTGTGCGGTCTGAGAAGCATTTCTAATCTCAAGAGCAACACCAGAAGCCGCCTGTTCAGGTGACAACATCCGAATACCCATCTTAGCCATCTCTTCGATAGTAGAGGAAATTGCACGATCCATGTCTGCTAAAGCACCTGTAGGCGTTTCAAGTACACTAATGCTCTCATCTTTACGAACACGCAACCAAGATCCAAGGCCAGAGTTAACTAGCTCTTCAAACTCTTCGTCAGTCATGTCAGACTGTACGATAGGTGTGTAAGTCGCTGCACCGTATAGTAGGTGGTTACGACGAGATACCTTGTTGTAGAGAGAGACCTCTCTGTCAATCAGTGGCATAAGCACAGGTTCAACAGGTTCAATTTGGCCGTTAAGGGGCCAGGCTGGAATTCTATCAATTCTTGTACCAAAGATAGTTGGGTAAACTGTCTTAACCTTTTTAAACTCCGCAGAAGCTGCATAGTCAACGTAGTCTTGCTTAACATCACCATTTAGAACTTTGAGTTCGTTATTTGTGTCAGCATGTTCATAGTAATCAATAACTAGCTTACCACCCTCATCAAGGTAGTGATCACAAACAGTATCGACATAGTTAGCGTGCCACGGGTTGTTATCCTCATAACGAGAGGTTAGATAACGTGAAACGAGTCTACCAAGGGTTTTCTGTCGTGTAACAGGGTGAACAATTGTTTGAACGTTAATGACAGTCTCTGCCTCAAGCAAAACAGGGTAAGGGCGAATCGTATCTCTTTCTTCAGGAGACATGTTATCGTAGTCTGCTTCATCAATATCAGGATAGTCTACGTAAGCCCAAGCTCTAGAGGTTTGAAGTTCTTCCCAGAGAGCATTATCTAAGAAGTTAAAGAGGGATCTACCATCCAATGTAAAGTTATCTTTCAACCAGTAGTAAGCATCCTCTGGGAGTTCTTCTGGGAGTTCTAGCTGAGACTCTTTACGAAGCAAAGCACTAATAAGCACTTTACAGTACTGAGCAGTTAGACCAGGAAGCTCTGCTTCTGACTTGTAGAAGTCATACTGAGACTGGCTCATGCTTGGAGAAAAAGGGATCAACAAGTTAGTGTAGTCTCTCTCAATATACTCATCGTGGGCTTTTACGTTAGACTGACCTTGAAGTACAGCTCTAGACTTTTTCCACAAAGGTTTTAGTGAGTGATAGCTATCACTTGGATCCGCAACTGACTTTTTAATAGCCTTTGTCGGTTTAGTTATTTGTGACATTTATAGTTCCTTTACCATTTGACTTTATTTGCCCAGTAAGCAGCAGACATTGGGCCCTTGTCAATATTTGTTTGATGGCGGGCTTTCCAAGCTAAACGTCTTTTACGATCAGCCTCAGACTCACCTTCTTTTTTAGGAGAGCCTTTAGCACCTTGAGAACCAAACCGAATTGTTTTAATAGTATCACCAGACTTAGCAACAACAACATGAGACTTAGTAGGGTGGTTTGGAGTACGTTTAGGCTTATTATAACCAGATACACCAACACTAGTTAGTCTTGAATCTTTATCTTTAGCCATTACAACGACTCCTTAGAATAGTATAGTTAAAGTATACCTTAAAGTATATACTTAAAGTATAGTATAGGGTGGGAACCCTGGCGGGTTATTCTTAAACGTCAGGTATTAGTGAGGGAGGGATACTTAAACCCCTCCCCAAAGAGACTGTCAGAAAACTTGAGAGTTTGTCTGTCTCTTATTCTTAAACGTCAGGTATTACTTCCTGCCCGTAATTTGCTTAATTGCATGGTAAAGACTACGAAAGATCTCTCTAGGTGAAGGTATCAAGAAACCACAGAGTAAACCAAAAGCAAGGATCATCCACGTAGGAATCTCATTGACAATTATAGTATCTACACTTTCGGTATTAACCCTACTTGTGTTGTTTGACTGGTCAATTTTTTCTACGGGGCCCGATGTTCTTGCTTGAGGTCTAAAGGTTGTGTTTACCCCAACATTTTGAGTGTTCTCTTTACCAACTTGTGTGTTGGCAGCAACGTTAGTGCCCTTGCCAGAGAGTAGACTAAGCGGACTTAGCCCGCTACAGCTAGCGAGAACCATCGTCAAGATGATTGTTATTGTTAGTTTCCGTAACTTTTCCATTTACATAAATCCCAAAGAAGCCAGCGCCCGCACCGACAATTACAGAAACAAACCCCGCTTGTGCGTTAGTAGGGTCTGATAAGGCCATGAACCACTCTGTAGTACGGTAGAAGGCAATACCGTAGAGCGTTATTATAAGTCTTGGCCAGATGCGCCACCTGTTAAGCCACTCTGGTGTAAACATCAGATCAGCTCAAAGTGGGGGCCATCAATAAATGGTCGCTTGCCCTGAGACCTACGAGTGTCTACGTAAGACATCATAGCCTCTTCCATAGTACCCTCCCAGAGACGAATGTCAGGGACAGTCCAAGCGGCCCCCCAACGAACAGGTACACTAAGCTCTATGGCAGCTTCTTTCATAGCGTCAGCAAGGTCATCATAGACGTTGAGTTGCCAAGAGACATCACTCCCAATATAGGCCACAAGGTCAACAGCGTGACCTGTTAAGTGTTTAGAGTTCATTGTCTGAGTTGCACCACTATTTAGTAGAGCCCTTTGTTGTTCAAGGGTACGAAGACCTTGTGTTACACCAAAATCAATTTTAGTAAGTGTAATAGCCTTTTTCACTACTTTAACAAGATCGGGGTGAACCCCGTTTAGTTTGTTTAAACTTCTTTGGCTCAGTTGATAACTCATAGAGTAATCTCCTTTTAAAAGTAGGTTAAAGGTGCCCCTCGAAAGGGGCAACTTTTTAAAGATAGTTAAGATTCACAACCGGACCTTGCGCCCTTACCGAAAGCGTAGCTTCACCATTCCTCGCACGAGTAGAACTTGTGTAGACGTGTACAAGTTTAAAACGGTCACTACCGCCAAGGTTAAGGATTCCAGCGAAACTTCGTTCAACTCTTGTACCGTTATCGCCCGCAGTCCCACTATACGATTCTAATACGGTTTCCACACCAGCTCTAACGTGAATCAGATTAACAGTGTATGTATAAGAGTAGCTAGTTTGAGCGTCAAGAGTCATATCAACATCTAGTTCAACTTCATAGAAGTTTGAAGGGAGGGATACTACCCCTGTTTGAACTGTCCTAGTAGACTCAGTGGTGTTACTAGGGTCAAAGGTACCAGAAAAAGATTTTCTAGGTACGACCCTACCAAGTAGGTCATCAGTACTATAGTTCTTGGTTCCGCCAAGGGGGGAAGCGTAAGTTACTACCCCATTTGCACCATTAGCACCAGAATATTGGTTCGACGTACTGCCAAGCCCCCTTGTGCCGATAGTTGTGACAAGATAGATGTTTGAAGTTGGGAAGGCACTTGTACTAACAGACTGGACTATTGTTTGGCCAGCCGAGCCACCTACCCCTGCTAAACCTGAATCATCAAGGAAATCAGGGGAGTCACCACCGCCACCACCGCCGCCCGCACCGTAAGCACCAGAGAGAGGGGCTGAACCTGCTGACCTATTGCTACCGCCCAAGCCACCAGCGCCGTAGGTTGTACTTTGCCCGTCGTGGTTTGCTGACCTATTAACATAAGCGTCTCTACCAGCAGCTCCGCCACCAGCGGTGAAGGAAGCTAGAAGGGGGCCAGATGAACTATTCGCACGAACTTGAACTGTAGTTGCTCCACCAGCAGTCGCTGTAGTTGCGGTACTACCCCCATCGTCTTTGCCAGAGCCCCCGCCACCCCCTGCACCTTGAATGGTCAACTCAACTTCACCGTTGGTTTGACCGATGTTAGTGACGGTCGAGTTA